TTCCTTAGAAATGATCGCTATATTGGCACCATTCGTTTTAATACTCATATGTCTACTGCTGACGGAAAAAGAGTTCCTAGACCAGAATCAGAACATATTATTGTACATGACGCTCACCCACCAATTATAGATATGGATACCTGGAACAGAGTTCAAGATCGGATAGAAAAGCGTGATGTACCTCTTACTAATACTAAACTTGATTTTGATCCATGTGAATTGGCAGGTATTTGTGTATGTAGTAAATGTGGAAGGAAAATGGTAAGGCAAAGCAGTACCCAACATTATAAGAAGAAAGATGGTAGCATCAACGTATACCATAAAGAATTCTTATGGTGCACTACTGTAGGTTGTACTTTCGTTAAGTATAGAAGCATTGAAGAAGATTTATTAGAAACACTTAAACAAATTGCGGAACTGGATCAAAATACATTATCAAAGAGTATGGAGAATATGACAGTTAATGATATTGATAACAAAGGTTTCTCTACAGAAGAAATTCAAAATAACATCAAGATACGTAAAGAAGATTTAGAACGAAGAATGAAATTTATTTACGAAAAATTTGAATCTGGTATTTATGATGATGATATGTTTTTAAAGAGAAAAGCGGAGCTTGATAAAGAAAAAGAAGAGATTGATAAAATAAAGATTGAAGATGAAAAAGAAGAATCAATTGAACCTGTTGATCCACTAAATTTTAAATCGACGGTAAACTCAGTATTAGATGCATATGGACAAGCTAGCCATAAATCAGATAAAAATATTATTCTAAAAAAAGTATTCCATCATGTTGATGTTGAGATATTGGAGAAAGGTCGGGGAAGAAAACCAGCAATTCATAAAATAAGACCTCATTTAAGAAGCAGCTTCGTTGCCAAAGGTATTTGACAATAGTTAATTACCTTTGGTATTATGAATACACCACAAGTTCACTAATACTGTACTCATAAAACTAAAAAGGGAGTAGATGAAATGAATCTAAGTAAAAAAGCCACTAAATGGTTAGGTAGCATTGTAGTTGGAACAATCGTTACATTAGTAACTATCGGATTTATAGTTGAACCGTACGTTATTCAGAAAGAACCAAGTGATTTAATGGAGTTTGAATTGGAAATACCCAATGAATTTAAGAATTACTTAAAACAACAAGAAGAACAACCAGAAAAGGAAGAAAAATTGGAAGGTACATTCCTATAAAATAGAAAAAAGCCCTTCATTCCGAAGAGGCTTTTCTTTTTTCTCTATCTTTATGTTTTATTGTATTCACTAGTACCTTTGCAACTGTATCATGTAATTCTTGTATTTCTTCTTGAGTAGGATCCCTATCCGGAATCATTAAGTCTATCATCCCATGCTTACCCTGTAATTCTACTTTTCGATATTTTTCCTTCAAGATCCTCCCCTCCATCCTTTATAATTTATATTGAGTTATAAATGCGTTTATTCATTAACGACAGCTATGTTTAAATTTAGAGCTAGTTTATAAAATGCCTTCCAGCGTATTTTATCGTATGTCCTGGAACTAATAGGCGGTTGAAACTTAAAACAATATACATTGTAATCCGTAATATACTCCGATTCTTCACTCATGTACCGTTCTTCAATTAAGAACTGCTCCATTTTAGGTAGCCGTCTCACAGATCGCTCGATTCGTTCACAATAACGCCTTCTTCGTTCCTTTTCGTCAATGTTGTGAGTAGCAATATTTCCTGTTTGATCCGATATTGTATTAGCCTTTCCTCCACCAACATCATCATAAGAAGTGGTTATATTGGCTTCTCGTTCTTCGTAGTAAACATATTTAAAGATACGATATTTCTCTAATGCTGCTTCTACTTCTTTTTGTGTAGCTTTCCTATCTAATTCTGGTAATTCAAAGTTGTTCATTGTTAACCCCCTTAGGGATGGCCCTAATTAAAGGGCCACGTTATTAATCGTCTAAGATATCTGGATCATCAAAATTAACTTCTTCTGGTTCTCCAAAAGGAACGTCATCAATATTTACCTGTCCTTCTATTTCTACAGGTTTATCATTATCTGGAGCTTCAATGTCTGGATCACTTTCACCTTCTTCAAATTCTTCAATAGTTAATTGAGAAGGTTCTAAAGTTATATCAACGTTACTTCCTGCGTATGGATAAAGTTTAATTACCTGGTTATCTTTATCACCTTTAATATTGAATTTAAGAGTTGTTTTCTTGCTATCTCGTTGAATGGCTTTAAATTCTGCATTTAGCTTTCCAGCATCTGAATTGGTAACTTCTAAAATTGTGATATTACCTGCTAAATTCACTAGCTCCTGCGAACTCGGTAACTCATCACCTTGTACATGAAATTCTAAAACCTCTTTTTTGTCATCCTTCTGCATCTTTTTAAATAAAACATTCAATTGAATTGTCATAGTGTATATCTCTCCTTTTATTTTGTTGCGACCTCGCAACACTTTGAGTAAAAATAATAGGAATACCGCCAAGACGTTAAAAACGATTGAGAACCGCCTATATGGAACGAATTAGCCTATGCCTAGTTTTTTTAAAACTTCTGCTTGATAACTATGCTGTACTTTCCTTAAATAACATGCTCTTGCTATTTGCGCTATTATATACGCATCAACTACGTTGTCACTACTATGAATGAAACCATAGTGTTCTTTTACAGCTTGCATGACTACTCTTTTCTTAGCAGCACCCTTTAACCTTTTTTTATTACCTGGTTCGCCTTCCCATCCAGTTACGTTTACATATTTTTTAACTGCATTTGGAGCGACCTCATAATATTTAAAACCTAACTTATATAAATCGTTTCTTATGCCATGATGCAAGCCACCGGCAAACATTGCCTTTTGTGTAGAGAATGGAAAACCTTCAATTGCAATTATATCTTTGGCCATTAAATGTGTAGTTACTTCGTTAATTAAAGTTACCATTCGTTTAGGATCCTTATCACTAATGCCTGTTAATTCTTTTGCTTTTAATATATTTCCATTGCCATCTAAAGCGACAAAGCCTGTTTTGCTTGCAGGGTCAATTCCGACGAATCTCAAACTTTCACCTCTTCACTAATGTCAAATTACTCTTTTTACGCTTTTGATTTTTCTCATAGGTTTTATTCGGCTTTAAAATCTGAGTAATATAATATCGAAATGGAACTACAACAGTCATTTTGTTTGTCCATTGTGGAATACCAATTGCAGTAATGTAAACTAAACATTCACCATAATCGTGAATAATTATTTTTGTGCTCTTTCTTGGTTCAGGAAATTCTTCTCCATATTTAATTTCAAGTTGACCACGATGTAATTCGCCATCAATACTCACACTCATATTAGAAAACCTCTTTAATATCTTCTTCCTTAATGAATACCCCATCTATCATTTTACCTTTGCGTCCTGCTATTTCTTGATATGCAGTACCTAAACATTCTTCCAGTGTTAAACCGTTCTGTTTAGCTAAGATAATTAATGTTACAGTCTCATCTCCTATACCGTCTTTAAGAGCTTCTTTATCTCCCCTTGCTAATGCTGCAGCAATCTCTCCAAATTCCTCTGACACTTTTAAAAACTGTTTGCTACTATCCGCTTGATCTAAACCTTTATCAATGCTCCATTGTTCTACGTTTTTAACCAATTTATCTAGACTCATTCCTCATCATCCTCCAATTTTACTGCTACTGTGCATTTAGCAGGATTTTTCCTTGCAGCTAGTCTTCTTTTTGCTGTTGGCATGGTTAACCAATATATATAATCCGGTTTTACTCCCATTTCTTCAGCACATTCTTCTTTTGTACCCATGACAATAAGTTCTTCGCCTTTATACACTGCATATTCAACCGTCAATTTGTTTCACCCCTTCAATGCTCTTCTCCCTGTAACACTTTAACAATGACAAGATTACGCTTTAACTCTCGATAACTTTTACCGTTTGTGTCTTTAAATCCACGATCATGCAGCTGCTTAATGACGATGTTTTTCTTTCGTTCTTCCTCATAATTAACAACTTTCATCAAAACCGCCTCCATAAGACTTTATTTCTTCTTGTCGAGTTCAATGAAGTTCTGTTTCCAACCTCTAAACAGTAAACGAAATTCGTTTAATCCGGTGTTTCTTCCTTTAGCAATAAATTGTTGAATTACTTTCCCCTGTGGTTCATTATTATCGTTGTGATCCATCCAAAGAAATTCAATCACATCTGCATCTTGCTCGATTGAACCGGATTCTTTTAAATCGGAGAATGTTGGTTTCTTAGGATTTTTATCACTATCTCTATTCATTTGAGAAAGCATCATAAAGCAACATTTCAATTCACGAGCTATTTGTTTAGCAGCACCAGTTACATTTCCAATTGCAGAAGATCTCGTTTCACTACCCTTCTGCGGAATCTTCATTATCTGAAGGTAATCAACTGCAATCATAGCAATGTCACCATGTTTCTTTTTAAACCTTCTAGCAGTTGAACGAACTTCTTCAATGGTAACTCCGGAAGTATCTTGAATATAAATTGGCATTTTCTCCAACCTGTTATATGCTTCTTCGATTTTCCCATACTGTTGAGGATTCAATTCTTTGTTTCTAATACGGTTATAAGGGATACCTGTGATATTAGAAATCATTCTATCTTTTAATTGTTCCTCATCCATTTCCTGTGACCAAATAAGAACTGGACCTGTTTCAGCAACTCCTATTGCGCGTTGAAGTAGTTTGGCAGTTTTACCAACTGATGGTCGGCCAGCTGATACAAATAAATCTCCCCGATAAATTCCGTTTGCCCATTCATCGAACTGCGGGAAACCTGTTGGAATATATTCAATTGATTTATCTAAAAGGTGTTTGAAATAATCTTGCCTAGT